TTAGTGACCGCTTAAGATTCTCTCAGCTTTTCGCTTGCACTCCGCTCTCTCTTTCTTTAATAAAGAAAACATCATCGCCAATTTTACAAAAGTCTTATGATAGTCACTGTTCAGCCCGGGCAGAACAGCGCTAAGGTGGGGCCACATATCCAAGCGAAGATGCTCAACGCACGAGAACATGAGGTTAAGCTGCGTTATGGCCTCTCTCTCAAGCACCATAGTTTGCATCGCATGTGATTGGTTTCTATTGAAGTAGCAATCTTCCAGTTTCTCGAACACTTCCCACGCTCGGTCGGTTTCAAGCATCTTCGCGTGACGAGCTGCCCCGCGTTCTGTCCAGAGAATTAGAGAGCGGGCACGTAAGCCAACTAACCCGAAGTTATCGGGTCTGTTCTTAAACTCACGCAAATCGTCTTTTTCAAGCTTAAAGAAGTGCTTCCCCACAACAAAGCGGCAAGTGTTGTTGAGATAGTTATCAGATATGTTTTTGGCTTTCGTGCCGTACAGATTAGCGAGGAAATCAGTTGTGATAACAGGGATATTATTGTGAGTTAGCGGAGAAAGATTTTCTGCAGAAATTTGAGTAGTCATAGCGTCACCTCATTAGGTTAACCATCACCACCTACGACGCCAATCGACTGGTGGTGAACTGTGTAGGGTTGGCGTAACCGGCTACTCAAACCCGGCGCTTCCGAAGAAGCCCCCACACAGCCCACCATAATATGAATGTGCTCGTGCTTAGCGCATAAAAAAAACCGCTAACGCGGCTATGCGTTGAGTAGTTAGTCGGGACGCCAATCCCGTGTGCCGATTTTGCGGCAACGATGAGAATATAGCCCCGGCATCATTAATAAGTCAAACAGAGATGTCTCGCGCTAAAAATTCATATGCCCCTGCCCACCTGGGCCGGGATGTGGCTGTACACTATTTATCTGGACCGGAGTGACAATATACCGCACTACCGTTTCGTGGGTTACAAACGTACTACCGCAATTGATATTCTGGCACTGGCAGTAACGCTCTTTTGTGGTATCAGTGACCTGAAAACTGCTCCTGGTATGAGCTGCATGTCCACACTTTGGGCAAATCATCATAGTTATTATTCCATCACGACCTGTTTTCTCCATAATGATACATGCAAATACAAAATTGAGAACCACTCATTCTGTTTCGAGATCATCAATTTTTACTTCCAGCTCCATACTGGTCGTAAATCCATTATCCGGGCTGACAGAATGCGTCAGGGTGGTAATGGTCCATTCTGCATCATCAATCGGCTGCTTAAATCCCGTCACCTTCACCGGCATTTCCGTATAGAGATCAGCCCGCCCCTCAGCGAGCTGCAGGGAAAATGAAGCAACCCCGCGCTGCAGGCGTTCCCACTGCATTTTTGCTGCGCGCTCTGCATTGCTCCGGTTGGCGTAGGTACGATTAAGAACCAACACGTTTTCATCCGTTCCCACCAGATAATCACCCTGTTTTGCTTCCTGCTCTTTGGGTGTGGTGGCTTTCTTTCGACGACGCTTAACACTGGTTGTTTCTTTTTTCCTGGGTTCACGCGTATGCAACCAGCTGGCAATAACACCGGTATAGGCACCACGATCAGCAAGGGTGAACCGATGACCGTCACCGGCTTTGCGCGCGATGGTGATAACCGGCAGCTGCTTGCCGCTTGCCGTTCTTCCCTGTCCCTGCCGGATAAACAGCAGGTTCCCGTCTTTAACGGAAGCAATCGCCCCATACTGTCTCGCCAGTTTCATCAGAAAACTTGCATCGCTTTCGTTGGTCTGGTCCATATGATCCAGCGCCTTATCCGTCAGGTCTTTACCCAGCGCCACTTTGAGGTTATGCCGGGCGGCGATTTCCTTTACCACCTTCCCCACCGTTGTCTGATGCCATGATTTTTCGCGCCGTGTATTGAGGGTTTCACGAAAATCTGCGCTACGCGCCCTGATGGTCAGCCGGTCAGGGGCTCCGCTGTGTTCAATTTCATCTACGGTAAAAGCCCCTTTAGGGAAAAGCGGCTGCCCTTTCCAGCCCAGCGCCAGCTGAATCACAGCCCCACGTCGCGGCAGGGCGATCAGCCCGTCGGCGTCGTCCAGCTCCAGATCAAGCTGGTCCGCTTCAAAGCCCCGGTTATCTGTCAGTGTCAGACTCATCAGGCGCGCGTCCATCACCGTCGTCACGTCTTTGCCTTCGATGGTGATACTGAAAGCCGGGCTTTTGCTGTTCAGATTCAGGAGATCAGAATTAACGTTCACTGCAGCAATCCTCCAACCGTGTTTTTAATCCCCCCAATAGCAGATGCTGCGGAGTCCTGCAGGTTGCTGAGCTGGTCACTCAGGCTCCCGAACATGTCAGAGAGCGACTCATCAACCCGTTTGAGGGTGATCGTAAACTCAATGCGCCTGGGCATTCCGCTGGCAAAAAACTCCGTCTTTGTCTGGCTCAGACTCTCAATAACAAACATGCCGTAAATGGTTCCACTACCTTCAATCAAAGGCCATGCCTTGCCCAGTTCAGCCATTTGTTCAAGCGCCAGTAATGACAGTCTGCCGCCGGTCACTTCCGGCAGCAGAACCCCGGACAGTGTCAGTGAATCGTTATCCGGGCCAAGAAACTGCGTTGACGGACGGCGGTTCACCCGGCTGTTGGCGGCGTGTCGCCAGCTGCGCTGATACTGCAGTTCCTGATAAGGGACAGTGCGCAGCATAAATACATATAAACCCAGTACCATCATCATGATTCATACCCCCCCTGATCGCTGAAATTGCTGCGTGCTTTTGCCCTGGCCCGGCGCTCCCGTTCGTCAAGCTGGCGTGCCACTTCACGGGCAATATCCTGCGCGTTCTGCCCAGGCTGAGCGACAATATGAATGGGCGCATTTATCTCATAACGAATAACCGGCGGCGGGCTATCTGCCTTAGCAAGCGGGGGCTGGTATGCCCTCGCAGGCAAACTGAACGGATGAAGCGGAGCCGCTTCTGCAGGTGTCGCAGCTACCCCCATCACGCCAGCAACGACAGAGGCCAGCGCAGCAGTACGCCGCCTGCTGGTAACATTTGCCGGTCCGTTCACAATTTCAGGGCCATTTTCTCCGACAATGCCAAACTGCCCGCGTGGAATGATCCCGCCCATGTCGTACATCCCCGCGTAAGCCGGGAACCCGCCTGGCGGCAGCACCACTTTGCCGTCACTGTTCACTGTGGCGGACTGCTGCTGCGTAACCTGCGCAGGTAGTTTCGCCTTTGCCGCCTCCTTACTGACAATACCGAGCTTTTCCAGCAGCCATGACACACCGGATTTAAGTGACTCAAGTGGGTGCATCACCCTATTCAGACCTTCCGCCAGCGCCTCACCAAACCGACGCCCCATTGCAGCTGCGCTGTTCAGTTCTTCGGAAGTGGATTTAACCGGGGTAAGTAAATCATTGAACCAGCCCCACAAGGCCTGCACCCTGTCACCAATCCACTGAAACACGGGTCTGAGCGGCTCAAAGGCGGCGCTGATGGGCGCAGCAGCGGCTCTGAACCCTTCCACCACGCCCCCCAGAAATGCACTAATGGGCTGCCAGTATTTCCAGATAACCAGCGCCACGCCTGCCAGTGCAGCCACAACCAGCCCTACAGGACTGAGCAGCGCACCCAGCAGGCTACCAACAGCAAATAATGCCACGCGCAGCAAAGCCAGCGGACCAGAGATCAACAAACGCAGCACGCTACCTGTACGTGTGGCAGCGGCGGCTGCAGAAGGTAACGCTTTAACTGACAGCATTGACAGGCCAAACCGGATAACCGCCAGCGGCCCTAGTACCGCAGCCACCGTCACTGCCAGCGCCCCCAACCCAACAGTAATGGCTGCCGTAGCTGCCGCCACTTTCATCAGCGTGCCAGCCAGCACGGGATTCTGCTCAACCCAGCGACGCAACGCCCCGGTCACGCGCTTAACCATGCCCATAATATCCATCAGCGGCTGGCGCAGCGTTTCCCCCAGGCTGCTGAAAGCGTTCTGCACGCCCGTTTTAACCAGCAACCACTGCGCAGACAATGAATCCTTGTTAATGTCGGATTCTTTCTGCATGGAGCCATTAGCACCACTACCTGATGTAAGTTTCAGCTGGCGCTGCAGCTCCGGCAGGTTGTTAGCCAGCTTTGCCGCATCATCGCCAAACTCTTTGCCAAAAATCATTGTCATGGCTGACAGGCGTTTATCCTGCGGCAGATTGTTGACCTTCTCCAGAACCCGCTGAATTGTGCCCATGGCATCGGTGGTCATCTGCTTTTCAATCTCCGCCGGATTGAGTTGCAACAGATTCATGCCTTCAAAAAATCGTTTACTTTGCATGGTGGCAATGGACAGTTCACGCACCATGGCATTAGAGGCGCTGGCGGCGATTTCCGGGGCAGCCCCAAGAGAAAGGAATGTTGAACCCAGCGCCGCGGCCTTTCGGAAGTCAAGGCGGTCAGCCACGCCCCCCATACGCTGCAGGACGTTGATAATGTCCCCACCCTTTGACATGGCGTTATCGTCCAGGTAGTTCAGCGCATCGCCCAGTTGTTCAATATTGCGCGTCGGAACTTTATAGAGCTGCGCGATTTTCCCCAGCCCTTCTGCCAGTTCATCTGCGGGCAGCTCAAAGGCCGTTGCCGCTTTTGCCGCCGTGGATGCAAAAGCCAGCAGGTCACGTTTCTGCTCTTCGTAAGGATCGTCCTGATTGGTCACCCCCATGCGAGCACCACCTTCAACCAGCGCGGCATAGTCTATAGCGCCGTTCTCCATCGGCAGCTGTTCGCTGGCGGCCTTGATGGCATCCTGCATGTCATAAAACTGTTTTGTGCGGTTGCCATTATCGTCCCGCAGCCCGTTTACCTGCTTTGCCACGCCTTTCATGGCATCTTCCATGCTGGCGTAGCTCTTAACTGCCGCCACAACAGGTGCGCCCATTGCCACCCCTGCAGCCGTAGTGGTAGCCCCTGCCCCGGCGATGCGATCCCGCACCTCAAGACGGCGCGAATACTGATCGCGGACGGCGTTCATTCGCGCCTGCTGTTCGCCCAGGCGTTTAAGGGATTTCTGCTGCCGGTCCAGGGCCTGCCGGGTTTCGTCGGCATTCTGCCGCAGTTCCCGCTGCGCACTACTGAGCTTTTTCGTGTCCAGTCCGGCTTCATTGAGCGCAAGACGCTGGCGCTGCACTGACTGACGTAGACCGTTATATTTGCTCTGTAACTCCGTAACGCGGTTCTTTGCCTGCTCAAGCAGCCGTGCCTGCGCCGCCGTCGGGCGGTTGGTGGCAGAGAATTGCGTGGCAAGTTTCGCAGCTTCTTCGCGTGCGGCTTTCAGGCTGTTACCGGTGACTGCCAGCTGCGCGCTGGCCTTGCGGAAACCGTCAATGCGGCCCGCCTGAGCATCTAATTCTTTTAAACGGGCGCGGCTTTGCTAAATGGCTGCAGCCAGCTCTTTTGAGCTGGCCTGCGCGGATCGAAATGGGCGGGTGAGCTTGTCAACCGCATTAAGAATCACCTGCAGACGCAGGTTATTGTCACTCATCGCTGGCCCCGCTTCGCTGAATTGCCTTATACCGCCACGCCAGCACCTCAGTCAGCGGCATAACGTCAGTGATGGATGGCGACCAGTGAAAGATGGTGGCGATATCCGCCACAAGATCATCAATCGTCAGGCTGTCGGTAAACCGGCAAGCACCGACTTCTTCAACAAAAAAGTCACCACCTCTACCGACAGCGCGGTGAGATCGGCGGGGTCCAGCTCTGCCATTTCCTGCGCGGTCAGCGTCGGGGTGGAGATTCGTGGGATCACAGTCATCATTGCGCCCACGTCCATATCCATAATGGCCTGCAGACGGGTGCCACGCAGTGCGCCGGACCGAGGCTTGCGCAGCACAATTTCGGTAATTTCAGCTTTACCGCGCATGATAGGAGTATCCAGTTTTACGGTCTTTTCAGTCAGCTTGTCGCTCATGTTCGTATCCTGTTAATGAAATACTGGCGCGGCTGCCCGCGCCGTTAAGGTTAATCAGAGGCCGAGGGCATTACGGTGTTCTTCCATCAGGTCCACGCCGCCAACGATTTCTACCATGTTGACCAGATCGACCTCATAGAGCACCTCACCATTAATGGTCAGCTTCGCGTAGCTGTTGGTACTGCTGACTTTGGTGCTGCTGCTCTCGCCGGTTTTCCACTCGCCGGAATCCACTTCTTTATGGCGCCCGCGCACAACCAGCTCAACGGCCTGCACTTCGCCGGTATCGTCACGCTGAATGGAACCGGTGAAACGCAGCTGGATGCCGTCAACGGTTGCCTTGCCCATCTGCTTGAATAACAGCAGCTCGGTACCGCCGATTGAAAATTCCGTGTCCAGTGCACCGTCATCCAGCCCCATGTCCACATCCACTGCGCCCGGCATACCGCCGCCGCGATACTTCTCAAACTTGCGGGTAAATTTCGGCAGGGTCAGAGACTCAACGATCCCCTGCCAGTTGTTCCCGTCGTTGAACAGGTTCAGGTGTTTTAACTTGCGTGGTAAAGCCATGATTCCCCCTTATGCAGCGACACGGCTGGCAAAATCGACCAGGTAACGATCGGTGATGCGCTGGCGCAGCATCAGGTTTTCAAGCGGAGGCACCGGCGTGTAGTCATAATCGATGGTCAGTTTCCCGGCTTTAAGGGTGTCTTTATCGTTAACAGACTCATCCAGCCAGCAGTCACCACCAATCAGGTATCCCTGGTTGACCAGACTGCGCATCTTGGCGCGTAGTCCTTCAATAATGTCGCGGGCCAGCGACGGATTAAGCACGCCATCCACCGCCCACATGTGCGCCTCCGCCATAGTGTCAGCCAGCACCTGCGCCGTGCGGGTGTAGTTCTCAAAGGCAAACAGCGGATCGTCACTGAGACAACGGGCCCCCCAGAAGCGGAAACCGTCTTTGCGGATCAATGTGGTGACGTCATTTTTGTTCAGCAGTCCCGCATCGGTTGCCGGGTCCTGCAGATCCCAGAACACATCAGCGGAAATGCCGGTGACACCGTTCACACCCACATTGGACAGGGTTTTATGCCAGCCGATCTGCTCGTCGATTTTGGCACGCAGGCCGAGCGCACGGGCGGAGGCGTAAGCCGTCGCGTCTGCTTTCAGCACGGTGTCAAAGTTGATGAAGTCAGGCCAGATCAGCATTCCCTCGCGCTGACTGAAATTCTCGCGATAGGCAATAGCTTCCTCCACCGTTTTGCAGCCATTAGCAGCAAGGTAGGCAAACCCGCGCAAGCTTTGCGCCACGCCCAGCAGTTCAGTAGCAACGGCCTGAGTGTCATGTCCCGGCACCCCAAGAATGCGCGGCTTGACACCGAGCTGCGACTGCGCCGACAGTAGCGCTTTCATGCCCGTTTTCTTACCGTCGGAAGTTACGCCGCCGATAATATTGGAGGTGGTTTCCGCTTCGGTTTCGCCCTGCGCCACACGCACAACGACAGTCACGGGTTTTGCCTGATCTGCAATCGCGTCCAGCGAGCGGGCCAGCGTGCCGGACTCCCCCGCTTTACCGCTGGCGGTGAGCACATCAGTCAGCAGGACCGGCTTATTGAGGGGGAACACGGACGCATCAGCATCATCGCCGGTGCAGACCATGCCCACGATGGCAGTGCTCACCGTGGTAATAGGTCGGGTGCCCTCGTTGATTTCAACAACGCGCACCCCGTGGTGGTAATCCTGAGCCATAAGGCAGTCTCTCCGGTTGACAGGGATACCTTATGTTCTGGTTGCCAGGCGTGCGGCGCACGTATTTCACGATGTGTCAGTGCTGGTACAATATCGCCACTTTCAACGCGACTGATTTACAGGGAATTTCTTGTAAAGAGTGGAAATGCTAACATCAAAAAGCAATCCAACACGATGACGAGTTTCACCGGCGGCAAGCAACCGTCCGGCCTGCTCCCATTGTTCCGGGGTGAGCTTTGGACGCCTGCCACCAATACGACCTTTTGAACGCACCACTTCCAACCCGGCGCTGGTACGCTCAACGATCAGCTCACACTCCATTTCAATGCCAGAACGGCAAGGCTCCTCCTGAGCGAAAAGGACTTTTTTTGAAAGTTTCTGGAAAATAAAAATAGTACTATTTGTAGCATTAATTGAATCAGCCGAATTTTTCTAATTCATCAATCAGATGGACATAGCATTTGCTATAAAAAATAAAAGTATTCCTGCTATCTATATATAAATGAGTTATGTACATATAAAAGGATCATTACCGTGACAAAAATAACTTTATCTCCCCAGAATTTTAGAATCCAAAAACAGGAAACCACACTACTAAAAGAAAAATCAACCGAGAAAAATTCTTTAGCAAAAAGTATTCTCGCAGTAAAAAATCACTTCATCGAATTAAGGTCAAAATTATCGGAACGTTTTATTTCGCATAAGAACACTGAGTCTTCTGCAACACACTTTCACCGAGGAAGCGCATCTGAGGGCCGGGCAGTGTTGACAAATAAAGTCGTTAAAGATTTTATGCTTCAAACGCTCAATGATATAGATATTAGAGGTAGTGCGAGTAAAGACCCCGCATACGCCAGCCAGACCCGTGAAGCTATACTATCGGCAGTTTACAGCAAGAATAAAGATCAGTGTTGTAATTTGCTCATCAGCAAAGGGATCAACATAGCGCCTTTTCTTCAGGAAATTGGCGAAGCAGCGAAAAATGCAGGTCTGCCCGGAACAACCAAAAATGACGTTTTTACGCCAAGCGGCGCAGGGGCCAATCCTTTTATAACTCCGTTGATTTCATCAGCAAACAGTAAGTATCCACGTATGTTTATCAATCAACATCAGCAGGCATCCTTTAAAATCTATGCGGAGAAGATCATTATGACAGAAGTTGCACCACTGTTTAATGAGTGTGCTATGCCGACTCCACAGCAATTCCAACTGATACTAGAAAACATTGCTAATAAATATATACAATACACTCCCTGAACACAGAAAAACCAAAAAATATGCGGAGCCTCTTCCTGATTAATATGAACCAATAGTATCCATAATTTTCCCCAGGAACTAACTCCGGAGCTAAACCGTCATTTACCAGTGCTAAAATTATACACTCAACCATCAAAAAAAATAGCCATTGCTGCTATATAACATATAGCAGCAGTCTCTACTACATATCTATATTTTTATATCTGAGCTGGTTTCTCCGGCCAGTCTGGGTTAGCTGTATCCACCCGGTTTACCATTACGCTATAAAGTTCCCATGCTTCCAGCCGTTTAATCTCTTCATCTGTGGCAATTTTCAGTTTTACCGCCCGCGCCAGTGGCGCAATAACTGACTCTGCCTCAGCAAGAAGTTCCGCTTTTCTGGCTTCAGCCTGTGCAACCAGCTCTTCAGGCGTATATTCGCGATGCTCAACCAGTACCGGGCCTCCTTTCCTGTGCTCGATATATTTTCCGTCCACCTGGCCCTGCATCAGCTCGCGATAATACTCATCTGTCAGGGGAATTAAATCGTCAGGGTAATTATCGGATTCGGTATCCGGTTGCCAGAAAAAACCTTTTTCTTTAAAGCTGTAATAATATTCGCTCATTGATATTTATCTCCCAATCGCAAACCAGGCTACAGGAAAATTATTGACCAGATTGGCCATTCCTGATGACTTGGTGGCGGCAAAAAACTGACTGTTGCTCACCGGGTATCCGAATGCGTTATCCACCTGGGTGCCCTGAGCGTTGGTATTGGTTACAAAAACGGCAAAGCAACCAACAGGGAAAGCGCGCGGGAAATTGTAGGTTCCGTTTGAGTTACCAAGTGTTCCCCACTGCATTATAAATCCGGTGCTGTCGTCCAGAATCCAGCCCCAGTCCTGAATGCTGCCGGTATTTTTACGGGCGAAAGTCTGGTTAACATAATCAATGGTGGCGCGGGTGTTGATGTTGTTGTCACGAATTGCCAGTTCACTATTGATCCAGTCAATCGTTCCACGGGTATTTAGCTGATTAGTAATCCAGATACTCAGCCAGTTATCCCCCCACACTGAACTAAAAATGTCACCATTAGTGGTCATGCGCGCATTATCGAAATGAATATCAGTGAGCATGTGTAATCCGTTACCATTGATATAACCCACTTTGGCACCGTTACAGTAAATATCCAGTACGCCATCCGCGCTGCCGATAAATCCACTGTCACTGTCACCGATATTTATACACGGTGTGCTGCCGTCAAAAACGCCGGTTCCGATATTGCCTATACTCACGCGTTTTGTCGGGTTCAGGGTTTCTTTTAAACCGATATTTTGTACAAACCGCGGCTTGTCAGGAATGTCTGCACCGTTCTGTGATTTTTGTAGCGCATCGGCGGCACGATTTATCGTTTCTCCTAAACCGAAGTATGCGAGAAGGCCGGCGACATCTTTTCCGCTTAAATTCGTCAGCGTATTGTCCAGCGGCTGCTTTCCACCAAGAGCGTTTAACATCGTTGTGGCAAAATTCGGGTCATTCCCCAGAGCCGCTGCCAGCTCGTTCAGCGTATCCAGTGCTGCAGGCGCAGAATCCACCATTGCCGCAATAGACGATGCCACAAATTCCGTGTTCGCAATCTGTTTAGTGCTGTTACCCGCCGCTGGCGTCGGTACCTTTGGAATCCCTGTGAGTGTCGGGCTGTCCTTCTGCGCATACTGTGAATGCGGGTCCGGCGCAGCAAGATGCTTTGCCATCAGGTCGTCTACATATACCTTCAGCTCCAGCGCCTTATCATCTACATATTTACGGGTTGCCAGCACTACTGCAGGGTCAATTTTCAGGGTGATGTTATCGGTGCTGCTGGTAATCAGTACCATGCGCACGGTCTGCGTACGTCCGCTCCCTTCTGTCAGCTGCGGCTTGTAGCTCTCAGGGCAGTTACCCACAGCGATCAGCGCACCGGTTTCATCAAACAGGCCAACTTCACGAATCCACCACCCGCCCTCAGTTTCCGGGATTACCTGCTCAGCAATAATCTGGTTGTTGTTCTGCGGGTCGATATACAACATATTCAGCGCTGCGCGGCGCCTCTCAGCAACTAACGCGGTCTGTTGTGCGCTGGGTGTGGGCAGCACACCGCCACCGTCGCCCACCGCCATATGGGTAATTTTCAGCGGGACACCGAGCGCGGCGGCGCTTGCCAGTTTCGCCGCGCCGATCTCCGTCAGCAGGGTATAAAATTTTGCGCTCATGGATTCACTCTCATTGTGTCAATAACATGGACTGCCCCGCCTTCATGTGCGGTGCCGCCGGAAATGATGGTTTCGTTGATATACGGATACACCGTGATTTCTTCGCCAAGGTAGCTGGCTGCGCCAACCCAGTAAGGGCCGCTGGTCTGCATATTAATGGACATACCTGTCATGTGGCGGCTGCATGGTTTGGCATCGCTTATCAGGCGCTCAAGCTCCAGATAGGTGTCTTCGGTGATACCATGATCCTGTACGCCAATATCCAGACGGAACGTCCCCGGCGTTTCGCCGGTCTGCCACCACTCAATGATGCGGATCAGGAAGCCGAACGGCTCAACCACACGCCGCACGGCGCTGGTTGTTCCTTTATGCTGATGGATATAGAAAGCATCCTGCACCACACGGCGTTTGACATTTTCTGTCCAGCTTTCATCCCAGCGGTCAACGGAAAACGCCCAGGCCAGATAAGGCAGGAATCTGATCGGGCAGGTTGCCGGGTTCCACAAATCACGCAGCGATATCTGCAGATCGGAAATCCCGCTGCAGGTCTGCGCCAGTCGGCGCTCAAGCGGCGGCGAACCCGGCGGCAACAGACTATTCATCCGTGCCCCCGTTGGTAACGCTCCATTCGGTACAGGATGCCGCCTGTGTCTTATCCAGCACCACATCCTCCAGAGGGGACGTCAGCTCCACACGCTGGACGCCCTCCACGTGCAACGCGGCATAAATGGCGCTGCGGCGGATATCACGTCCCAGCCGCGTCTGACTGGCGATGTACCTCTGCAGGCTGGCTTTTGCCGCCACCATAACAGGCTCCGCTTCCGGCCCCGGATAAAGAAAAATGGTAGCCTCCACCCGGTACGGGATGATCTCCGCACTACGAACCGTCAGACGGTCAGCCACCGGGCGTACACTCTCACTGTTCAGGGCTTTTTCAACCACATCCAGCAGGTCTTTTACTGCTGTACCGTCACCCTCCCGGCTCAGCACGGTAAGTACCACCTCTGCAGGGGCCGGACTGGTTGCGCTGGCATCTGCCACACGTCCGTCCGCACTTCTGGCGTGAAATTCATAGGCTCCCGTAGGGCCAGCAACGGACAGTCCCTCAAATGCTGCAGGGATGCGCTGGCGCAGCGCCTCATCATCTTCCATCACTGCGGCGACCGGCGGTACTGCATCATTATCAGCAGGCACTACCGTCAGACGTTTCACGTTGCAGTTGGCTGCCAGCTGCTCAAGATCATTTCCCATCGAATAGGCCACCATCACCGCCTGCGCAGCCTCGTTAATACGCTGGCGCAGCAGGATTTCGCGGTATGTGCTTTCCTGCAGCAGCTTGGTGACGGGTTCAGATTCCAGCGCCAGCGTGCGCCGCACCGCGTCCTGTTCATCCACAGGATAAAGAGCCACAAAAGCGGCCTTGCGCTCAGCCAGCAGCGTCTCAAAATCCGGCACGTCCACTATCTGCGGCGGCGGTAACCGGGAAAGGTCAATGACTGCCATTGTCTGCTCCTGTTGATACCGAAAGGGAAACCGGTGCTCCGTTATTACTATGTCCCGTAAGCTCAACCACCATAGAGCCGTCAAAATTGCCGTTGATGGTGATGGAGTCCAGCGTAAGGCGCGGCTCCCAGCGGTTCAGCGCCACATAGACTGCAGACATAATCTGCAGGCGCAGTGCCGGGTTCTGCGGCTGGTCAATCAGGGCTGACAGTAGGGAGCCATATTCCCGGCGAGCAAGACGACTGCCCTGCGGCGTCAGCAGAATATCCCGCACCGACTGGCGCAGATGGTCGGTATCTGCAATTACCTGCCCGTCATTCCTGCTCATACCGATATACAACGTCATACCGGACCTCCCGATGTTTCCCCGCCTGACTTAACGCCAGTGTGACCGTGTTTATCCATCACGACCCCGTTAGAACTCATTGCGCCGCCGCCCTGGGTGACGCCGCCGTTGATCACCACCTCGCTGTTAATGCGTGTTGTGTCAGCCTCCACCACAAACTCACCGGTTTTGAGGGTGATATTGTCCGCCGCCTCGATCACCATGGATTTGATACCCCGGACATGCCACCGCCCGGTGGCGGGTTCGTACTCAAACCAGCCCCCGTCCGGGTACTCCGTCACGCAGCCGTCCACAGAATCCGACGGCGGCGCAAACTGATTGGAGTAGATGGCGGGCAGCACAAAAGCGGTTTCCAGATTGCCGCCCATGCTCAGCACCACCACCTGCTCATCCGGCGACGGGCACCACCATGTACGGGCACCACCGGCACGCAGCGTCAGCCAGTTAATCCAGTTGGTTTCAAGCTCGCCCACTTTCACCCGGCACAGCCAGTTTTCCCGGTCCACTTCGGTCACGGTGCCGGTACGGATCAGGTTGGTGATAAGGCGCATGATTTCGGTCAGTTGTGCATTCATAACGAAAGGTTGCCATCAGAGGGAAAAGGGAGGCAGCGCGGGCGCTTGTGCCAGCAGTGGCACAAAGATCACCCCGCCAGCCAGCGCAGCAGAGTGTCACGGGTGATGGTTTCCACCTCATCATTCACGCCCAAAAGGCGGCGCTCTGCGTAGCGGACCTCCGGGCCTTTTCGGCTGACGCGATCACGCAGGCCGTAATGGTGAACACGGGCAATGCGCTGCACCTTGCCATCAAACTGCACGCTGGCGGAGTCCGCACTGGCGGCGGTTTTCAGGTATTTTGTGGTGCGAAGCTTTGCAAACATCTGGCGTTTGATACGTCCCTTCTTGCTACGGGCTGTCACCCTGCGCGGCTCATAGCCGCTGCCGTCAGGATTACGCTGCAGCCTGATGTTCTGCTGCTGCGTCCGGCGCAACTGTTGCGCCAGTTGCCGCATCATACGGTTGCGTGCGGCAGGCTCCAGATTCGCCAGCAGCGCCGTCAACCAGTCATCCACCTTCTGCAGCTCATCCACGTTTCACCGTCCACATTTCTTCGGGTTCGTCCGGCTCCGGCACCGCTTCAACGCTCGATACGTTGCCGTCAGTGCTGACCAGCACACGCTCAGTCAGTTGCAGGTTCATGCTGATATCGCACACATCGTTTCGCAGAATATCCACTTCAAAGGTGAACAGTTTTTCGCGCAGATCTGGGTTGTTGATGACGTCCGGCTGGCTGGTACTGAGCCACAGCAGGACTGGGGCCATCAGCAGATTCTGGTCGCCGCTGAAATCCTCGATCACCACGTTCAGGGTGTAGCGGTATTCCCATGACATGGAACTGGCTCCTGTTGCCACCAGTGAGCCGTTATCAACGAAAAGGTGCAGCTTGTCCGGGTTGTCCCGGACATAGGCAACCGCTTTATTCAGGGCGCTGCGTAAGGACTGCGGTTTGTTCACTGTCTCGCTCCTGACACGCAATAATTGTGTCCACTTTGTCAGCACAGACCGCCCAGGCGGCCTCGGTTTCATCCAGCACCGCATTCAGATCGCCGTTACTGCTCGGCGCTGACCTTTCCAGGCGGCACTGCGTCACTCTGGGACAGCCACTCACGGTAAGCTGCACCTCCGGCGAGGGCCGGACGCTCCCGCAGCCGGATAATGTCAGCAGGCAAAGGAGTGTCAGCCCAGCGGCGCAAATCCTCGTTTTCACGTTTCAGTTCCTCGATCCGGCGCTGACGGCTTCGCAGCAGTGCGGTGGTCTGTTCCGCTGCCGCATAAAGCCGCGTCTGCTCCCGGCTGTTGGTTTCGGTCAGAATGGACAGGCCGATCAGCTGGCTGTTTTTCTTCGTCAGCTCCTGCGTTTTGCTTTTCAGCGCCGCGCCCTGCGTTTCGATGGTGTGGCTGGCATTGTTTAACCGCCACGACTGCCAGCCCAGCGCCGCAAGTGCCAGTGCCAGCGCCAGCACTACCGCCAGCGCACGCATCAGGCCGCCATCGGCTCATGAAGCTGTGAGCGGGCAATCTGATACAAAACCAGCGTCAGCAGGTAAAACACCAGGGTGATCACCCATCCCGAAAACGCCAGGCACAGAACAATAAGCAGCCTGATAGCCCATGTACGCACGGGTTTTACGGGGTGCGCCCTGAATTTGATTAATGCCGCCCTGACCTCATCGCGCGCCCGATCTCCGGCGAACCACCCGACAGCGCACAGCGCAGCAAGCAGCCAGGCGAGGAAGCATGACACCCAGACAGACGCACCAACCAGAACCGGCGCACCGCTGCGCGGATACAGCAGGCTGATTACCAACAGCGCAGCCCATGCCAACTGGAAAAAAACGCTCATGACTTTCTTTTTCATTCCGTTATGCTCCTTTTAAGCACCAGGCCATTTCCCGCGCGCGGCGGTTGTCCAGCCCCTGATTAAACACACCTTTGACATATACCCAGCGCGGCAGCTGATGGCAGGCATCCGCCCAGCGTCGCTGGTTCAGCAACTTAACCAGCGTGGAGCTGCAGGCGTTGCCGGTGCCCACGTTGAAAGCAAACGACACCACCGCGTCATAGACCTTTTGCGGCATCGGCTGCACCACACATTTATCCAGTGCCCTCTCTACGCGCAGCACATTGGTGATAAGTCCCTGCGCCGCCTGCCGTTCCGTGATGGTTTTGCCCGGCACCACACCAGATGTATTGCCGATCCCGTCGGTCCATACGCCCGCGCTGCACTGATAAGGCTGCAGGCGGCATCCCTCGTAATCGGCAATAAGTTTCAGCCCCTCGACGGAGGTATGAAGCGACTGGAAACCGGGCAGCGTGGCGGCGATAGCCAGCACCGCCCCGACAAGGCAGCGCTTAACGATTGAAGGATTCATATTCCCCCCGCGAAATTTTGCCGCCACGTAACAATTTGAAAGACTGGTGTTTGTAGTACCAGTTGATAGCCAGCATCAGCACACCAATCAGTACGCCGCCAACCGTTGACGCATCCTTGAGCGACAGATCGCCCAGCCATGCCAGCAGCACGGCAATGCAGTAAGTGATAAAGGCGCTGATTCGTTCAAGCGTCATAATTCAGTCCCATAGCTGGACGGTCTGCGCCGTGGTTGACGCCGTAATGTCCGGCAGCTCCACCTGCAGCCCGTGCGGTAAAAATGGGCCGTACTCAGCCAGCCCCGGATTTGCCTGCAGAACCTGCTCAGTGACACCCTGCGTGCGCCTGTAATGACGCCAGCAAAGCGCGTCCACCGTGTCATACTGATGCGCACGCACTTTCATCAGATAAGCTCCACCGTACAGTGCGGCGCATCCTGTACCCGGCTGATGGCCCAGCGGGCGTCACGCCACAAATCACCGCTTGCTTCTGCCAGTTCCTCGCCCCGCTTCATACCGGATGCCGTGGCGTCATAGTCCTGGTATCGTTCGTTGAGCATGGCGCGTGCCCAGCAGTAAACCGCGTTGAAATAGTGCTGAATGCGCTCACTTTTTCCGTCCAGCTGTTCTGCAGGAACCTCTGCCAGCGAGGCATATCCCAGCATCTGCTGGCGTCTGCGAAACTCATACAGCTCTGCGTTGACCTCCGAGATCGCCGTCAGCACGACCTGCTTTAAACGCGGCTGCGTCACCGTACCGTCAGTGCGCATCACACTGCGAAATTCCGACAGATCCACATCAGGCCAGAACGGCGTATTTTTGATGACCTCCGCCTGTTCCGGTGCCTGTTCGGGCGCAACAAACTTCATGCGGCTTTCTCCTGAATAAGTGGGCGGTGGACGGAATTTTGATGTGGCAGTGCCTTTCGCCATCCCGTGCCGCCCGTGCGCGGGGCACGTTCGTTAGCGGCTGTCATTGCGCAGCCTGCGCTCCAGCTGCTGCTTTTCTTTTTTCACACCGCAGCGGGGATCAAGCTGCAGCGCATGGGTAAGGTGATTCAGGGCAGACGCCGGGTTGCTTTCGCTCAGTACAGCGCCGATGGCTTTATGCAGACGCGCCCGCGACTGGTCCGGCATATCCAGATCGGTTGTCAGGTCCAGCGTCTGCAGAAGCAGATCGGCATCAAAACCGACAGCGGCCAGCAGAGCGCTTTGCGCCGCGTCTGCCATTTCTTCTGCCAGCACGGTCTGCACGTTACGGTTGCCCAGCGGCATCACCCAGCCATGGCGCAGCGCATGGCGCCCGATTTCCAGCGCACCGGCATAATCACCGGCATCGATACGCCACAGCATCACGTACATCAGCACGTCATCCTGCTGCGCACCTCCGGCAGCCAGCACGCCCTCCGCCCAGGCGGAATATTTCGGCAGCAGCTCTACCTTGATTTCCGCCTTTTTCACCGTGGACTGGATGCCTTTAAGGCGACGGCGATCTTCTGCCAGTTGCAGCAGCATCAGGTCATAGCCAGACGCATGGCGGCGAACACTGCCGCCCTCACGGGCGGCCTGTTCGGCCTGAATGCGCAGGCGGTGCTGCCGTGCGGGACTCAGGCTCATGCGTTACTCTCCATTTCCTGACTCTGCGGCTACAACAGGTGCGGCAGGCGGAGTGAAATCACTCATTTCGATGTTTTCCACCAGTGCCGCGCAGCGGTAGTCCTCGACCACATACGCCTCGTTAACGGATTCAAAGTTTTCAATCCGGTCACGTTTCGGGTTGTCGATAACAGAACGGCGGCGGGTGTCTTCCTGCCAGTAGATGGACAGGTTATCCAGTCTGGTGATTAACAATGCATTTGCCGGGAAGAAAGGCGCACGCACAGCCTGCAGGCCGCCCATACGTTTCTGGCTGATGATCATATCGGCGGCAATTTTTTCGCTGTTGTCCTGCTCTTTGTTGACCAGCGGGAAATACTTGTCAGACAGCAGTTCACGACCACAAACAACAACCAGCTCGTCATCATCCTGATACTCCACATCGATCAGCTCGTTGACTGCATCCATCACCACCGCGTCAAGGTTTACATACTTACCACCCGGACCTACTTTTACCGGCTCCGCAGTAGTGGTGCCGTCTTCTGCGGTTTTACTGCCCATAACATGATCCGGCGCGTCTTCGCGGATTTTCTGTAACCAGCCTTTATTGACGTCCTGCAGCAGCGGGTTTTCAGCACGATTTGAGGTTTTGGCGCGCTTCACGCCGTTAAAGCCGATCATGATGCGGTCCAGCGCCTGACGCTTGACGATGGCGTTGCGGATACGCACCTGGAAGTCCTGGAACTTGGCCCACAGGTCCAGTTTTGCGTAGGTCAGCACCGTATCAAAGTTGGTCTGTTCGCATTTGTATTCCACGTCTTCCATCAGCGTCGGATCGGTAGGCTCGCGCTCTTTGGTGGTGGTATCGGTGGTTCCGGCAATGGTGCTGCCCACGCCCAGCCCCAGCAACTGTCCTGACTGTTCAGTGACCGGCGTGATGTTAATCAGCGTCAGGAAAGCGGCGGACTGCTGGATCTGGTCTTCCAGCGTCTGCTGCACGGACGGCTCCACGGTAAACTTGCTAGAGAGTTCTTCAACCTCCACACTGTTCAGGCGCGCCAACTGCTGCAGGTAAGCGTTAAAGGCAAAGCGGGTTTTCTTTTTCATCGGGTTTTATGCTCCATCAGCAATTGGTCAGGGTGCCTGCCGGTGCGTCACCGCCCGGCGCGCGCTGGCGGTAGTCTTTACGGCTGTCTTCGCTGCTAAGCTTCTGCTCAAGCTCGGCAAAGGCGGCCAGCTGTTCCTGCAGGGAGGACTCCAGCTCAGAAAGGCGCTTGTCCTGTTCGGACAGGGATTTATCAGTGCGCTCGCTCAGGTTCTGCTGCTCGGAGGCGACCAGTTCCACGGCTTTATGCACATCGGAGAAACGCGCCTCATCGGTCTGCTCTTTTTTGGTGAACAGCGCGGTGACGCGGGCAAAGAGGGACGGCTTTTCGTCCTGGACCTCTTCCAGTTCGATCAGCGTTTCGACAGCTTCCGAAAACAGGTTTTCAGGGTTCTGCTTACGGTTTGCCAGCGGGTTATGTGCGGCGCTGGCGCTGAAAGCCAGCATTTCGGTGCCAAGGCTCGCAGGATCGTCCGTCGCACCCAGCCCCACAAGGTAGGCTTTGCCGGTGTCGGCAAACTTCGTGCTGACCTCCATGGAGGTGAAAAGCTTCTGGCCTTTTTTCACCAGTTCCACCAGGGCGTCAGTGGGTTCGATATCGGCATAAAGTGCCATCTTGCCCGCCAGCGGGCCGTCCTGGATTTCTTCTGCAACCAGCCCCGTCACCCTGCCATAGCGGTTAAAAGTGCTCTCCGGCAGATAAGACTTGATGTGCTCAAGGTTAATCAGCGCGGTATAGACCTTCGGGTTGTAGCTGGCAGCCATCTGTACCAGCCATTCACGCTGGATCTCGCGCCCGTCAGTGGTGGCACCTTCCACCCCGATGCGGAAACGCTTTGCTTTCACTGTCATGAGCCGTGCTCCGTTAGAAATAACTTACTGGAGCCTTATGTTTGCGGTGATAGGGGGAGTGAGACAACGCGCTGTATTTGTACGGTAAACCACACAAAACGCAGCCGGGGAAAGCCGCCATCCAAGGCCGTATGTTTGGGCCATGAACACGACACTGACCCCCGCAGACCTCGATCCCCGTAGGCAGGCCATGCTGCTGTACTTTCAGGGATACCGCGTAGCCCGCATTGCTGAAATGCTGGGCGAAAAAGTTGCAACCGTTCACAGCTGGAAAAAACGCGACAAGTGGGGCGACTATGGGCCGCTGGATCAGATGCAGCTCACCACCGCCGCACGTTACTGCCAGCTCATCATGAAGGAGCAGAAAGAAGGGAAAGACTTCAAGGAAATTGACCTGCTGGCGCGCCAGTCAGAGCGTCACGCCCGGATCGGAAAATTTAACGACGGCGGGAACGAGGCAGATTTAAACCCGAAAGTAGCCAACCGTAACAAAGGTCCGCGCAGGCAGCCGGAAAAGAATGTTTTCACTGATGAACAGATCGAAAAGCTGGAAGAAGTCTTCCACGCCTCTATGTTCGACTATCAGCGTCACTGGTTTGAAGCCGGGAAAACAAACCGCATTCGCAACCTGCTTAAGTCACGCCAGATTGGGGCAACATACTTTTTTGCCCGCGAAGCGCTGATTGATGCCATCACCACCGGGCGCAACCAGATTTTCCTTTCAGCCAGTAAGGCACAGGCGCACGTCTTTAAGCAGTACATCATCGACTTTGCAAAAGAGGTGGATGTTGAGCTGAAAGGCGACCCGATGACGCTCAGCAACGGCGCGTGCCTGTACTTTCTCGGCACCAACGCCCGCACGGCGCAGAGCTACCACGGCAACCTGTATCTTGATGAATATTTCTGGATACCGAAATTCCAGGAGCTACGCAAAGTTGCCTCCGGTATGGCCATTCACAAGAAATGGCGACAAACCTACTTTTCCACGCCGTCCAGCCTGACCCACAGTGCCTATCCGTTCTGGTCCGGCGCGCTGTTTAACCGGGGCCGAGCCAAAGCGGACAAGGTGGATATTGACCTGACCCACAGTAACCTTGCGCGCGGCCTGCTCTGCCCTGACGGACAGTACCGCCAGATCGTCACCGTGGAGGATGCGGTGCGCGGCGGCTGTAACCTGTTCGACCTCGACCAGCTGCGCATGGAGTACAGCCCGGACGAATACCAGAACCTGCTGATGTGCGAATTTATTGACGATCTGGCGTCAGTATTCCCGCTCAGCGAACTGCAGGCGTGCATGGTGGACAGTTGGGAAGTCTGGACCGATTTTCAGGCTCTAGCGCTGCGCCCGTTTGGCTGGCGAGAAGTCTGGATCGGTTACGACCCGGCGAAAGGTACGCAGAACGGTGACAGCGCAGGCTGCGTGGTTATGGCACCGCCAACTGTACCGGGCGGGAAGTTCCGCATTCTTGAACGTCACCAGTGGCGCGGGATGGACTTCCGCGCCCAGGCGGACGCCATCAAGAAACTGACGCAGCAGTACAACGTGACCTATATCGGCATCGACTCGACCGGTGTCGGGCACGGCGTTTACGAGAACGTGAAAGCGTTCTTTCCCGCGGTCCGGGAGTTTGTCTACAACCCCAACGTCAAAAACGCCCTGGTACTCAAGGCCTACGACATTATCAGCCACCGCCGTCTGGAGTTTGACGCCGGACACACCGACATTGCGCAGTCTTTCATGGCAATCCGCCGCGCCACCACCGCCAGCGGCAACCGCCCCACCTACGAAGCCAGCCGCAGCGAAGAAGCCAGCCACGCAGATTTGGCCTGGGCAACGATGCACGCACTGTTTAACGAACCGCTGCAGGGCGAATCCGCCAATACCAGCAATATTGTGGAGATTTTTTGATGGGTAAGAATAAGAAAAACCGCACTCCAGTTAAGAACAACAGCGGCACCTCTGCAGAAGCATTCAGCTTTGGCGACCCGATCCCGGTTCTGGACCGCCGCGAACTATTGGACTATGTGGAATGTGTGCAGATGGACAGATGGTATGAACCGCCGGTCAGCTTTGACGGGCTGGCTCGCACCTACCGTGCCGCCGTGCACCACAGCTCACCGATTGCCGTTAAACGCAATATTTTGACCAGCACCTTTATCCCGCATCCACTCCTGAGCCAGCAGGCTTTCAGCCGCTTTGTGCAGGATTATCTGGTGTTTGGCAATGCTTATCTGGAAAAGCGCACCAACCGCCTTGGCGGCATTCTGTCTCTGGAGCCGTCGCTGGCGAAATACACCCGCCGGGGCGTGGATCTCGATACCTACTGGTTTGTGCAGTATGGCATGACCACGCAGCCCTACGAGTTCACCAAAGGCAGCATCTTTCATCTGATGGAACCGGACATTAACCAGGAGATCTATGGACTACCGGGTTACCTTTCTGCCATTCCATCAGCCCTGCTAAACGAGTCTGCCACGCTGTTCCGCCGGAAGTACTACATCAACGGCAGCCATGCGGGATTTATCATGTACATGACCGACGCAGCGCAGAACCAGGAGGACGTGAACAACATCCGCCAGGCTATGAAAAGCGCCAAAGGACCGGGCAACTTCCGCAACCTGTTTATGTACTCGCCCAACGGCAAAAAGGACGGGATTCAGATAATCCCTCTGTCAGAGGTGGCGGCAAAGGATGAGTTTCTGAACATCAAGAACGTGAGCCGCGATGACATGATGGCAGCGCATCGCGTGCCGCCGCAGATGATGGGGATTATGCCTAGCAATGTTGGTGGGTTTGGGGATGTGGAGAAGGCGGCAAATGTGTTTGTGCGGAATGAACTTTTACCTTTGCAAAAAAGGATGCAAGAGTTTAATTGTTGGATAGGAGAAAACATAATCACATTTGATAATTATATTTTATAGATTCCAGTTTATAACTAACGCCTGCCTAGGCAGGCGCCTTTTTATTTAAAACGCGTTGCAATATCTGCTGCTTCGATGACTGTTGCTTTTTTTGTATTATCGCCAGAACGATAATAAATATCTCCATTATAACTAGAATAAGATGCTAGAAGTGGGATTGTGATAACTATAACTCCATAACCATAAAAGTCGTTATAGTCAATCAAACTTACAACTTGTGATTTAAGAGGCTCGCTCAAATCAGATTTTTTTAACTCATCACAAAAGCGCCTATAATACTCCTCCATTGATATACCGAGTTTAACAGCCTCTCTTTTAACGCCAACCACGCTTCTCTCACCAACAATATGTGCATCTATATCATCAAGCTCTTTTACTCTACTTGTATCACTTGGTTTATCTGTTACACCAATCAATAACTTACCAACCACACCGTTTTTGTTACCTTTCCCGATGTTAGCAATAGCGCAAATTGTGGAGAATATTTTCTCATGAATGCCATTATCAACAGTTCGCTCCCCCCCCAACATCAACAAACCCTGTTTCAGTTCATAGTTTGCAAGTTCTATTTCAGATCTTCGCAAAATATCCTCGATATCAACCGTATTGTGAGAATTATATATATGACTACTATCGGCGCTATCAATAAAATTATCTTTAATCAAACCAATGATAGAATTAATATTCTTTCTTCTTTCTTCCCCGCCTGTAGCTGATCTTTTAGTATCCAGTCGAGTAACTATATTATTAAGATTATCTTTTATACCTTTATAATTATTAATCTTCTTGTTTTCTTTAATAAGTAATTCGTGAAATGCAATAAATAACACAGCAAATATCGCTGGAAATGCATTTGTAGTACGTTTAGTAAAGATTAAATCCCTGAGTTTAATATCTCCATCACTATTACATACCTTTGTTATCTCCTGGATACAGAACTTAAACTCTTCTGAAAATTTCCCTTCACCATAAACATTAATAGCAGAGCTAATACGGCTATACTCATCATCTTCATTATTATAAATCTGATCAAGCGCATCTTTGGAACGATCTATTAACTTACCACCAACAATACAAGCTGCTATATCTGCAATGCATTGCTCATCCATACTGTCACGAAGATCTGTTGAACGTAAAATCCCATGTTTTACCCAAAATACTTCTTCCGATTGAATTTGATACCCATGTTTAGTTAGCGGCAAATCAATACTAATAGATGGCATTTGCTCTAAAAGCAATATGTCGTCAGATACATCCCCCCTAATGGAACAGGCAATATCTCTAACCATATTTGAAAATTTATTTTGTATACCAGCCTGACGCCTTTCTTGATCACTAAGTCTATGTCCGTATGTATTAATTCTATCAAAAACATCATTTATTTCGTTCTCAGTTGCATTACGCATAATGGACATGGCAAGAGAATAATCCAATAACTGAGTAACCTCGCGCTGACTTAAAAGATCATCAGCTTTGACCGCAGTAAACTTACCTTCATCTGCTCGATTTTTCGCGGTTGGAAAAGCATCCAGATTAAAACGCTTTCCATCAAGTGATTCATATCCTGTTTCGATGAAAGACATTATTGCATGTAATCTTTGCAGACCATCTATTATTTCATATGTACCAGGATCATTTTCCCTTTCCGCAAGAAGAACTGCAGGAATTGGATATTTTTTTTGTATAGACTCAATTAATTTTTGTTTCTCTATTGCAGTCCAAACTAATTTTCTTTGATAACGTCTATTAACAAATATCTTACCTTCAGTAAACCATGAATAAATGGTTTGTATAGAAGTTGTTTGTGGTAATAGTTCAGCCATGAAACAAAATCCTTCTTTTTGGGTAGTATTTAATAATATAAAAACTTAAAAAGTTTAAGTTACCATCAAAAATGATGGTAACAACAAAAAGATACCACTTTTGTAAAATTTTGTTCAGATTTTCATATCAGCGCGCGCTCGTATCCCCGCCACGCCTGCCCGCTTTATGTAGTGGTTTTCATGCACCTGCATGACATGAGCAAAAGCCCGCCAGTTCTGGCGGGTCTCAGCAAAGACGATCCTCAATCGATCATGCGATTTCATGCAGCATAGTCATGCACTGCCAAGGGAAGTGAAAATCCGTATCTGAATGATAGCTTGAAAAACGAATCATACAGGTTTACAAAGATGAAAGTTCGCTGTGAAAGGGAAGCGGAAGCGGAAGCGGAAGCGGAAGCGGAAGCGGAAGTTAGTTTTCGGGTAACATAATCCATATGCAAGAGAACCTCTAAAATAGAATGTGGCACTTAAGCGGGGTACTTACAACGATTCTTGCCATATTCACAGTCAACACTCTGTTTGGCGTATTTTTATTCAAATAGCAAACACCAATAAAAGGAGTTTTCATGAACAATATTCCCCCTATACCGCAGTTAGGGATTTATGTCTCAAAAATCGATCCCACCCTACGTATCACTGTAACCGACGTTGATATTGTTGATGGCGATGATGATTCTCCTGATGATGAATTGTTTTATTTAGTCCACTGGATCGAGGGGGAAGATGAAAGTGATATGACAGCAATGGAATTTGAGCTAGACCCAGTAGAGTGGCAGGCTTTCGTTGAATCTGAGCAATTAGTTTTTGAGCGTGATCCTTACATGGATTCAATTCCCGAAAATTCAAACCTCGCAAAGATTCGGGATTTACTCATGAAGACTAAACAGAATGACCATTCGTAAGCATCCATCAGGAAAGTGGCTTAGCGAGTGTTATCTATTTGGGGCAAATGGCAAACGAATTCGCAAGCAATTTGCCACCAAAGGTGAAGCACTTTCACATGAACGCTGTTTAATAAATAGCGCGTCCGACCTGCAGTCTAATACCCACCTTGTACAAGATTTGTGCTTTATGTACCTCAATCATAACTCAGGAGTAAGATAGTGGACACTTTATCTATTAACGGGATTTTTGAAGTTTTCGTTAACAATTGGGTTCCTGGTATCTTCACCTTCTTTCTAGGTATCCTTTACTCAAATATCGTTGAAAAAAAGAAACTTAAACAGAAGCTAAAAAACGATATTCTTGAGATCTTCATACCAGTCTTCAATGTAGGGGACGAGATCTCATTCGAAATGGCGGAGAATGCTTGCAGGAAGATGAAAGGTACCTTTCAGGTATACAAGAGAATATATCCAGGTATCTTCAACAAAGAGGTAGAGAGTGAGCTTGAAGAGCTACTAAAAGATGGATTCCTCATAAATGGTGAAGTTAATCCGCATTACTTTGAACCAGCCAACATTGAGAACCTGATTAATAGATTGTAGCTTCGTTCAATCCCCGCCCTTACGGGGTTTTGCATCATGCGTCAATAACAGCTATTTGATCTGCGTCCTGTTGTTCCACGCAATATCCTATTAGATACTGCCGCTTTTAGCACGAAGCGGCAGGTCTAACTGAGCAGAAGGTGCGCTGTGGGCAAGTAACGGCCCCGGAAATGGTAAAGTGATTTAATTTATAACAATGTGTTGAAGCATAAAGGAAACTTATCTATAACATTTAGCACTGAATAAAATAATCACTAAAACGGATATGTATGGACATTCAAGTAGTTCATAAAGTTACTGAATATGATAGAGAAGAACTCTTAGCGTGGCTAAGAAGCTATAATGCTCAGTTTATCGATTTTAGTAAAAATGGACAGATCGGTGTCTACTGCAGAAATGAAATCGGAGAGATGGTAGGTGGATTAATTGCGGACAGGAAAGGTCCATGGCTGTGTATTGATTATCTTTGGGTGAGTGAATCAGCACGGAGTGGCGGTTTGGGTAGCAAACTTATGAGCATCGCTGAGAAAGAAGGTGTGATGAACGGGTGTATTCATGGCCTTGTCGATACATTTAGCTTCCAGGCTCTCCCCTTTTATGAAAAACAGGGTTATATACTTCAAATGTCATTACCTGATTTCCCTAAAGCAGGGGCACAAAGGCATTATCTAATAAAAACTAATTTATAGTATTGCAGCTTTCACTTTTCAACGCTGCCAACAGGCCGCCCACCTTACGCCTCGTTTCACTCGTTGCCCAAACTAGCCCCCATCAGAATGAATCCTCTTGGGGGCAACGTTTCTTAATGCAGCCAGCTGTCGTCTTCCCACACCTTCTGCATAATTTTCATCACTTGTTTTTTTTCTTCGTCCAGTTTCAGTCCGGTCAGTTCCACACCGTTAGAGCTACCTTTGCGGATGCGAATTACCGTTTTGGGGTACAGGGGGCGCAGATTGCGTAAAACTCGGATTCAAGGGCCTCCAGGGTAGACTGGCTAATTTTCTGCTCTTTATCGATCATTATTTCAATGCGCATAAATTACCCCCTCAGTTAACGACATCCATTGAGTGGTTATATTCGTGGGTTCTAATTTTTGCCATGAGTTCATCAGTCAGTTCAGAAACCCACTGCAGAGCCAGCCCCTTCTCTTCATCACTACACTCACTAGCCGCTACAAGCTTAAGAAAAAAATCAATGCGCTGGAGCTTCAAAGACTCCAAAAAATAGTCCTGCATTTTTCCTCCTATAACACCACAAGAAATACTGTATACATAACCACTGTTTATATTCACAGTATATAATAATCTTACTGATGTAAAACGTTTTTTTACGTTCATCAGCCTGATATGCCTGGTATTATTAAGAGCACGAATTGTTAACCAGCGTAATTAATACAGGTTTCGTCACTTATCATCCTCCTGCAAACGTTGGCTCCGATAGAAAATACGCAAGCCAGCTCCTGACGGAATACTGCCACCGTGAAGGAGTAAATCGACCTCTTTCTCGCTGCCATCAAATCCTCTGGACTTCAGTTTATAGACGAGCAGCTGGCGCTGATGCTCTGTAATTCGCTGTTTGTAGTCTTTACGCCGTTTCGGTTTAACCAGGCGTAACCTTGCTGCCAATTCACGGCGCTCTTTTTTGCTCATACTGTGCAAATAATCGTGCAACTCCTTGTCATCCATGCGGGTAATGTCCGTTCTGGAATCCCTATCCGCTGATTTGTCTTTCTCATGTTGGTTCAAATTTTCAGCAAGGGGACAGTTATTGCCACGAGTCCAAGGGGCGCAAGCGCCCTGGTCGGCTGCCGCCTCCTGAACGTCAACGGCCTTACGAACCATTTTCCACTTCACGGCATGAGTGCAGATCTTGCTCTCTGCAATAGGTGACCAGATGCCATAAATACGAATGCCGTGATCGCCATAGGCGGTCGGCTCTTCGTTGATTTCATAAGCAGTTCTGATGAGGTGATATTTACGGGGAACCAGTACGCCGCCCTGCTTCATGATGTAGGTGGCAAAACAACCAGCATCAGCAGCAGCCAGGATTGCATCAAGGCGCGGGTTATCCAGTACCGGCGCACCTGCTTTTTTGTCACCCTGTTGCCTTGCCGCCTGACCAGCCAGCAATCGCAGTTCACGGTAAGCCTGACGCCCCGGAATGCCAAAGAAGCGGAATTGCTGAACACGATGCAGAGACGCCCAGGCATTCACGTATTCAGCGTTATCACGCAGGGATTTACCCGTTTCCTTGCTGATCTCGCCAGCCAGACCACGCCCGTCAATGTTCTTACTGATATATTTCGCGATGTAGCTTGTCGGCGTTCCTTTGCGCGGGTTAATCAACTCAGACTTAAAGCGCGGCCCCGTGTTATTGCCCAGCTCCTCGCGGTCTTCACGGATGGCAAACTTACGCAGTAATGCAGTGATGGCGCGGCGGTCTTTTTTGCGCATAAAACACAACAGGTGCCAGTGAACTGTACCGTCATGATGCGGCTCAGCCACCCGCACGCCATACCAGCGCAATCCGGCTTTGTGCATCGCCTTACGAAATGCAGCAAACATGCCGACCAAATAATCACTGCTTTGTCTTACCGTCGCATTTGTCCAGTTCGGGTTGGGCCTGCCGTTATTTAGCGTGGAATGGAAACGTGACGGACAGGTGATGGTGTAGAAAACGGCGCAGTCACCGCGCATTTCCGCGATAAGTTCCAGACCTTTAACACAGGCCATCATCTCATTGCGGCGATGCGCAGGGTTGCTGCTGCTGGCGTTTACCACATCCTCCATGTCCAGCGTGTCGCCGTCTTCGTTCACCAGTTCATGAGAACGGAAAAACTCCAGCGACTTACGGCGCTGCTCACGTTTATGCATCACGGCTTCATAGCTGACATAAGGAGATGCTTTTTTGCTGACCAGGCAGACAGCGCGCAACTGCTCTTCCCGCCATTCGCAACGCATCTTCCATAATTTCCGGTACCACCAGTCGGCGCACAACATACGCGCCAGCGACCCCGGTATGAGTTCATAGGGCACGGGTTTGCGGCGGTTTCTTTTCCGACGAAGTTTCTCAAACGCAGGCGGGATAACATCCAGACGCAGGGTTTCCGCTGCCACCTTTTCCCATGTCTTGCGGATTTCTTCTGGCTTAACGTCATCGGTGGCATACAAATCACCACAAGCGGCCTCAAGACACATGCTCATATGCGCCGCAACCAGGGCGGACAGGCGTTTCACCTGATCCTGACTCATTTCAGGCAGGATCAGCAGACCGTCCAGCCCTTGATGGCTTGCCATAAAACGGAAAGAAGCAGATAGCTGACTGTCGCGTACACAATCCAGTCGCTCCAGACATGGCTTAATCGTCTCACGCAAATAGCGGGAATAAGCCTTTGGCCTGCCCAGGCTGCTGAAGTATTCGATATGTTGCATCAGCGGCTTGCTGATGTAGGTGGGCTGGGCGCTGACATCTGCCAGAATGACCATGTCTGGGTTAAAAAGCTGCTGCTCATGCGCAAGCTTTGCGCGGCTAATGAGCTTATCCTGCTCCATTTCGCGCTGGACAGGATCACGGGATTCATTAAAGAAATAACGCTCCCAGACCTGCTCACTCAGTGCATCGCGACGCAGCTGTTCCTGCTCGTTATCGGCAGCGTACAGAGTGATCATGTTTGAAAGTGCAGACTCCGACGCAACTTCCGCCGGGTCCAGATAAGGGTTAATGGCCTTTTTCGGGCCGTTCCATGAAAATGCTGCAGCGGCCTCGTTAAAGCCGCTAGAGTTGCTCATATCGTCATGACTCATACACGCACCTCGTACACAGCAGAACTATCCACGCCACGTGAAGGTTCAAATCCCACCCAGCAGCGCGGCCCGGAAACAGCAATGATTTCTGTTGCTGATTTACCCTCGCCAGCCGCCACACCGATGCTGCGTTTTACCTTGATATAGTGGTGAGTAAAATTGCGATACAGCGAACGGATCAGGGATGTGTCACTGTTAGAAACAATGACCGGATGTCCTTCTGATGACCGATGTTCAAGAACGGATGCCAGGTGATACTGGTCATCTTCAGTGAAACCATCAGTGTGATAGCCGGAAAACGTACCGTCATACGGCGGATCGCAATACACCACATCCCCCGCCTTCAACATCGCCAGCGTTTCATCAAAGCTGGCGCAGATAAACGTTGCTCGCTGGGCTTTTTCTGCAAATGCGCGAATTTCTTTTTCAGGGAAATACGGATTTTTATAATTACCGTAGGGAATGTTGAAATGCCCGCTCTTGTTATAGCGACATAAACCACGGTAGCCGTGACGATTGAGATACAGGAAATATACCGCTTTCATGAAATCAGTAATTTCAGTTGAGTAATTAAACTCCTGCCTTATGTTGTAATAAGCCACCTCCCTGTTTGCGATCTCAAATAAAACTCTGGCACGAGATATAAACGATTCACAATCAGCGGCAACCTTTTTATAGAGGTTGATTAAATCAAGATTAATATCCGCAACCAGATAGCTGGGATAATCCGTCTCCATCATCACAGCACAGGAACCCGCGAAAGGTTCAACCAGTCGCGGGCCAGCAGGAAGATGTTTTTTCAGTTCGGACATTATGGCGGTTTTATTTCCCGCCCATTTCAGCATGGTGCTCATACAGCACCTCCGTTGTAATGTTTGCCTTTCAGCTCTGCGATTTCCTGACAGGTAATGCAAAGCTGCACACCCGGAATGGCACGGCGGCGTGCTGGCGGAATTGGCGCTTCACACTCAACGCAAAGCACACGGGACACGCCCGGCGTTTTGGCACGGGCAGCACGGACATGACGCTGGCGTTCTTCTTCAACGCGCTGCTGTACGAGATCCATTGCATCAGCCATCAGTGGATCTCCTGCGCTTCGTTCTGGATTGCTTCAGCATTCACACGCAGCAGCTCTGCCGCTTCGACGTGGTTTAGCTTGCGGGATGTGATATGACACGCCAGGCTGTCAAGGCGAGCTGCCATTGCTTCAGCCCTTGCCCGGCGTTCTTCCAGACGAGCCTCTGTCAGTAAAATATTAAGCCCTGCGTCATCCGGTCCGGTTTTGGTGATACGGGTTTCAATATTTCGCATTGTTGTTTCTCCTGAATTTGGGCAATAAGAAGCCCGGCGGGTTTACGCCTTTAATTTCGGTTGTGGGTTAATTCGGCATGGCTAGCCGATTTGGAAATAAACTCACCACTGTACGGAAATGGTTCATTGCTTTAATCAGCTCCCGCTTTTCGTCAGTCGTTAGCTCACTAACATTGACGCTATGACGTTCCGCCGGAATCTTTGCCATAAAAAATATTGCGGCTAATGCGCGTTTATTCTGCTCATGGTTAATATCCCGTTGGTCCCGCATATCGCTAATAAAACGCTCCAGTTCTGAATCAATATTTAAGCCAAACACTTTCGCCCTTAATTCCGCGATGTGGTTTAACCCATTAAGGCGGAGGCCAGCGCTTAGCGGAACAGTCGCAGCATCGCCTTCAATAGCCATGGTTTCCCCTGCTTTTTAGTGGACAGCTCAGCCAGCAACGCATCCTGAGAGCGGCACGGATGCCAGCGCTTGCCATCCTTCCCCATAATCCAGCCATGACCGCAGTGCATTGCAGGACTTTGCTTAACAAGCAGTGATGCAAAAGATGGTTCTTTAGTCAGCATAACCACCTCAGATCAGACCGAACGAAGCGCCGAGGCCCGTCACGGTATCTACTGCGCTTGCCATCGCCGGATTCGCCTGCAAACGCGCATGTAATGAAACTGCGGTGAGTGCCATCAGGCGCGTGACAGAGTTGATGCTGTTGATAACATCGCGGCGGCCCGTACTGGTTTTTACATCACCGGATACTGCGCCTGCAGCTACTCGCCCAATCTCCGCAGTTGCACTCATGACGTAATGCGGCAGGTTCTCTTTTGCCACTTCATTCAATGGCACACACGGCAGGCAATGGATTTGAGCCAGAAAACCGTCAACCAGCGTTGAGTCTTCTGTGATATCAGTCAGCAGCCAGATCTCCGGCGCCGTCAGCTGATGCGGTTGCTCCGGGTTCAGCTTGTTACGCAGCGTCTGGACATTCATTCCTGCGCGTTCTGCCAGCTTCGCCATATTGTGACGCAGCGCGAAAGCCCGGCAGGCTTCGTCAAAGTGTGGATGTTTGGAAATCTTATAATCAAACATGCAAGCCCCTTAGAAAGTTCTCATAATCGAACTTACTGACCAACAATGACGCGGAAGTTGGAATGACCAAGAGACTCACGAACCTGGTCGGTTTTGTACATCAGGTACCGCAGGCTTACACGTCCTTTATTTTTTTCTTTCTTCACCATGTACTTAGCAAGCTTACCATGGTGAATTTTTTGATACACGGAGCCACGGGAGATACCTTCCCACTCCGCGAACTCAGCAGGCGTTGCCATCTCTTTTGGTACACGAATTGAAATATCAGTGCTCATAGTGCAATATCTCTCGGTTAAGGTTTGATTTACGTCGTTTTATCTTGTTTTATTTGATTCAATAATTGATACATCGAGATACTACGATCCAATTTTTGATACGTCAATAGGGTTGAAAAATGATACAGGTGAAAGCTGGCGAGAATACCGGGGGAAGAGAGGCTATACATAGGTTAATGGCTGCCTACGATTTTAAGTCCAGACAACAACTGTGTGATCACCTGGGTGCATCCAAAAGCACCATGGCAAACAGATACTTAAGAGATAGTTTTCCGGCGGAATGGGTGATTCAGTGTGCTTTAGAAACGGGAGTTTCGTTACTGTGGCTCACTACCGGACAGGGAGAGCCAGGTTCAAATATTGACCATAAAAAAGATATCAATTTCGTGAACTCCGCCAAAGTTAAACCTCTTTCGGAACTTGTTTCCCCTGAAATTGACAAGGCAACTCTCAACGGTGGTTTATTGGTTGAGGCAGGAAAAGCAATCATTGATACCAGCCTGCTTCCCTCAGACTCAGGCGACCTATTGTTAGTTAATACTGCTGGAGATTCTTATTTAGTAGACCGCAGCCAGACTCCACCAGTTAATGGCATATGGTTGGTAGATATCGACGGAATAAAAAGTATCGTTAAGTTAACACGTCTACCAGGAAACAGATTGGTGGTGCATCAAGACGAATCATCCTTTGAGTGCAGCCTAGACGACATTGAGGTAGTGGGCCGCGCTTTAAAAATAATCAAGAGCCTCTAACTTATGAGCATCAGAAAACAGCCTAACGGAAAATGGTTGTGTGAATGCTACCCGAACGGACGGGATGGCAAGCGTGTACGCAAGCAATTTGCGACTAAAGGCGAGGCCATAGCATTCGAAAACCACACCATGGATGAGGTGAACAAAAAACCGTGGCTGGGGGAGAAGGAAGATCGGCGGCATTTGTCAGAAGTGATTGATCAGTGGCATTCACTTTATGGGCAGACGCTGGCAGACCCCAAACGCCTGATGGCAAAACTCAGCATTATTTGTAATGGCTTGGGCGATCCCATTGCCTCAGAGTTAACCGCAGGCGATTTTACGAAATACAGGGAAGCACGGTTAAAAGGTGAAGTAAAAAATGAAGATGGCGTGCTTATGTCGCCAGTTAAGCCCCGTACGGTAAACCTTGAACAACGTAACCTATCATCTGTTTTTGGCACACTGAAAAAGCTGGGCCACTGGTCAGCCCCCAACCCGCTCGCTGGGCTGCCAACATTCAAAATCGCAGAGGGCGAACTGGCGTTCCTGGCACCGGAAGAAATTAAACGTCTACTGGATGCCTGTGCTGATTCTCAGAGTCCCAGTTTGCTGATGATTGCAAAAGTATGCCTGGCAACTGGCGCCCGATGGAGTGAAGCTGAAAACCTGCAGGGCCATCAGCTATCAAAATACCGCATCACTTATACCAAGACGAAGGGTAAGAAAAACCGTACCGTGCCAATATCTCAAGATCTGTATGACGAACTCCCCAAAAACAGAGGGAAGCTATTCACGCCATGCAGAAAAGCTTTTGAGCGTGCAATAAAAAGAGCTGGTATTGAGCTACCAGAAGGCCAATGTACCCACGTGCTGCGCCATACCTTCGCCAGCCACTTTATGATGAACGGCGGAAACATACTGGTACTGCGCGATATTCTGGGCCACGCAGATATAAAAATGACGATGGTTTACGCTCACTTTGCCCCTGACCACCTCGAAGACGCAGTGACAAAAAACCCGCTTCACAACCTCAATTGGAAACGCTAATTTATGGCGGCATTTTGGCGGCAGGGCATTAAAAATGCGTAAAACGGACGAACACCGAATAATACTAACTCGCTGTTTTTAAACGCAATACACTGTTTTTACTATACTAAAAATGGTATGTAGGAATTTCGGACGCGGGTTCAACTCCCGCCAGCTCCACCAAATAATGATCCGGATACGTCCGGTGAAGTACAGAAAGCCCGTACGGCACAAGCCCTGCGGGCTTTTTTACATCTATTGCCGCCTGGTGAGGATTGCTGAGAGCCTCACGGGCATTGACGTCAAATGACGCAATGGGTGACAGGGCAAAACGCCAAAAGTCTCACCAATAACTCCCGAAAGAATTGGAATACGAGAGTCAAAGAAAATGGAACTCCAGCCTGGCTGGGGCAAAGCTCTCAGTCAGGCTGTCGAACATAAAGATAAGCAGTTGCCCGTGAGACGCCAGGATGTTGGGCTACAGTATCCATAGATTTGCAAAAATTCAGCAGACCTTCTTTGCGAAGCTTTAATGATCAATTCTTTTCTGTCAGCTGCTTTAAGCGTCCTGGCCGTAGTGGCACGAGCAGCGGCGAAACTATCTATGCGCTGTCGAATGGTCTCTGTTCCTCCAGGATCAATATTTTCTCACGGAATTTTTTATTACCGTATGCGTTATTCAGCGTAGTCCGAAGACGTGATCCTGCTCACCCAGTCAAACATAACTTGCATATGATTGCCATTGGGTTTCCTCACACCAACCTGACACGCATTTACGCCTGTCGTTTTGCCAGTCAAAACCTGTCCATACTTCATATAGATTTTGATACCGACTCCCTGTTTATAGCACTTATTGCAAATCGAGAAATAATCTCTTCTTGATGGAGTATCTTGCTGAAGATTAAATTCGTCAGCCGGCACCAGCGAAAGATTAAAAGCGTCATTACCTGATAATTCTTCAAGAATTGCCAGAGACTCTAATTTAACTTCAATGCGCTTATTTCCTTTAGGTTTATCCGAAGCCAGAATCAAATTTTCCCTCGGATTAAACTTCGCAATGTAGCCTGTGATTATCCGGGCATTATTACTCACCAATCGAACAGGGATATCATTAAAACGTAGAAATTGAACTCGACGAGCAAGCATAGAATAATCCCGCGGCCATATTTCAGCCTCTCGCCCGTAGGAAATATCATTTACAGCCATACATTCCATAAAGATATATTCATCTATGCTGAATGAAAAAGCCCCGAATTCACGGGGCTGAATAAAACGAAATAAATTAACGTAACAGAGACAGCACGTTCTGCGGGACCTGGTTAGCCTGCGCCAGAACGGAAGTACCAGCCTGCTGCAGAATCTGCGCGCGAGACATGTTGGAGACTTCAGTCGCATAGTCGGAATCTTCGATACGGCTACGCGCTTCAGACAGGTTGTTTACGGTATTGCCCAGGTTGGTGATAGCGGAGTTGAAACGGTTCTGTACCGCACCCAGGTCAGAGCGCAGCGCATCCACCTGCGCCAGCGCGGCATCAATTTTCTGCAGCGGGTTTTCGGTGGTTTTAGCGGCTGCTTCAGCCAGCTCTGGTTGTGCTTTGAAATCATGACCAGCGGCTTTGCTGGCATTGTAGGTTTTACCGTCGATAGTAACGACTTCGGTTTTACCATCTACGCCACCCAGTTGGTTAGCCGCTGTTTTGGTAGTGCCGTCAGCAGCAGTATAACTTGTGGTTTTAGCTTTAATTGCTCCTGTCGCTTCATCGTAATCTGCGGCGTAATACTTATCGCCGGCTTTAAGCGCATAACCGCCTTCAATTGTCTTACCATTTTTATCGGTATAAGACATTTTGACCAATGTCGCGGCACTTGCATCCGCAGATGAAACGCCCCCATCTTGTAAGGCTTTTTTCGTGGCAGCATCTGCTGCTACAGGAGCATTAACCTGTACCTTAGTAACAGCGGTATCACCTGTAACAGTAGATTTAGTTGGGGTAGCACCGAATGATACAGCCCCTGTAGCACTATCAACGGTAACTTCATATTTACCATTTTTGGCAGTATCCCCCGCATCGGTATAACCACTTACAGTGGCATAATATTTACCATCCTTAAAGGATACGGCGGCAGTCAATGTATCGCCAGTTACTGTCGGGTTGCCTAATGCAGCTTTAATCTCAGTTGCAGTTGGTGCCGTAAGCGCCTGAGTACCATCACTATAGGTAGAGCTGATAACGTCTGTCGCAGAAACATCATACGCTTTCTGCACGTTCAGCGTATCCAGACCCAGGGTCTGAGAGTTGATCTGCTTCAGATCGATATCGATAGTTTCACCGTCGTTCGCGCCAACCTGGATGGTCAGGGTGTTGTCCTGCGCCAGGACTTTCACGCCGTTGAACTGAGTCTGGCCGGATACACGGTCGATTTCGTTCAGGCGCTGGGTGATTTCAGCCTGGATGGAGTCGAGGTCAGACTGGGAGTTGGTGCTGTTAGCAGACTGAACCGCCAGTTCACGCACACGCTGCAGGTTGTTGTTGATTTCGTTCAGCGCGCCTTCAGTGGTCTGCGCAATGGAGATACCGTCGTTAGCGTTACGGGAAGCCTGAGTCAGACCTTTGATGTTCGCGGTAAAACGGTTAGCAATCGCCTGACCTGCCGCATCGTCTTTCGCGCTGTTGATACGCAGACCAGAAGACAGACGCTCGATAGCGGTGCCCAGTGCGGACTGGGATTTGTTCAGGTTATTCTGGGTCAGCAGCGACAGACTGTTAGTGTTGATTACTTGTGCCAT